ACGGTCTTTCGCTGCTCGTCGTTGACTATCTCGGCTTGATGGCAACCGGCAGCGAAGAACGCCGCGACCTGCAAATCGGTGCACTGACGAAGGGTCTGAAGAACCTGGCGAAGGAACTGGACATCCCGGTCATTCTGCTCTCGCAGCTCTCGCGCAAGTGCGAGGAACGCCCGAACAAGCGCCCTCTCTCGTCTGACCTGAAGGATTCCGGCGACATCGAAGCCGACGCCGACACGATCCTGTTCCTGTACCGCGACGAGGTGTACAACCCCGATTCGCCAGACAAGGGGATTTGCGAGGTCATTTGCACGAAGCAGCGCCAGGGCGAAACGGGCATCACCGGACTGGTTTTCCACGGCGAGCGAACGCTTTTCGAGGATCTGGCCCACGGCCAAGGCTTCGGGCAGCGATCCGAACCCGACCGCCCACGAGGCCGCAGCCGTGGAATGGACTGAACAATTTTTTGCGAATTTCATGGATACCGTGGTGGTATCCGTTTATACTTACGGTATCGGTTTTTAGGTCCGAAATTGGCTAAAAATCTTTCATATGAACAAATAAAAAAAGGAACTGAGAATGAACACTAACGAGGCATCATTAGGTCGGAGTACTGTACAAACATACAGTAGTCGTGAAAAACGCGCGTTCGACGGCGTGCTTTTTTCGATGGAATGCACGGCTCGATGGCTGGAAAACGCATGCGATCAAATGCAGGCGGCCTCAGAAATTCGCCTGGCGATGGCGGAATTGAGGAATCGCATCGCGGATTGCGAAGTTATTGCCGACGCCGGTTCGGAATCTGGCCCACCAAATGGGGCGATGAGGAAAGACGCTGTAACGCGCGAGCAAGTCATCGAATGGGGCAAGCTGGCAGGGTTCGAAACGAGCCTTCAACGCGAACGCAACCTTGAGCGCCTTGGCGACTTCGCAATATTCGCCCGCATGGACTATGCGAAACGCGCCGCTCTCCCCGCCGAAAAGGTGGCAGCGGAGCCGATCTATCAGACGGGAAACGAGAACGGCCACGTGTGGCGCGATGTAACTCCGCTTGACTATGCGCGAGCGGATGCCCACAAACGCATCGTTTTTTCTGCCCTGCAGCCAGCACAGACACAGGTAGCGCTGACGCTGAGCCTCGATCAATTGGCAGCAGTGCGGGCAGCCGCGAATCTAGCGGAGTCGATGGGCAGCGTTGTTATCTCAACGGACCTTCGCTCGATCCTGACCGCTTCGCAACCAGCAAGCGGAGCCGACCATGACTGACGTGAAGGTCGGGCAGAAGTGGAAAGAGCGCGACAGCCGCTTTTCTCGGGCGGTCGTTGTCGTCGCACTGGATGGCGAACGGCAGAAGGTCTGCATTTCAAACTTCGATCCGATGACCGGCAAATTGCTCGGCCGCAAAACATGGGCGTCACGCGAACGCTTTAACGGAAAGCACGGCGGATACGAGTTGTTGGGAGATTCAGCGTGACTAAAACCATTCTCTCTGTCATCGGCGGAATCGTGCTCGCGCTCGCCGTGCTCGGCACATTCGGAATCGGCCACTTTCGCCTCTACTACGGCGCCCACCATCTTTCCTGCATGGCGGAGCAAGCATGACCACACGCGTATTCACTGCCGACTTAATTCGAAATCTGATGGCTGACGGCAAGCCGCGCACTGCTCAGGAAATATCCGAGGGCATTGGGCGCGAGTTATCGGTGGTCAACGAATACTTGCGCCGCGCGCGCGTGCCGGGCCGCGACCAGGAGTTCCGCGCAATCGACAACAACGGCTATCGCCGCGCTGTCCGGTACGTGATCGGCAAGGGCGAGAACGTCACGCTGCGACCGACGCCAGCGCCACGACCGAAGCTGACCGAAGCCGAGGTCGACGCAAAGTACCGCCGCGACAACCGCCGGTTCCCGAAAGTTGATCCGACGCTGCTGAACGCTGTCAACGCGATTGTTCGCATGGGGGTTGGGCAATGAAAAAAACTGAATGGTTCCCGGCCGAAAAAGCGCCGACCAAACTATGCAAGGACTGCAAGCACTACAACGACTTCTGGTATCTGTGCGAGCGCGGGCGTAAACAGATCGGCATCGATCCGATAGACGGCACTCCAACGTACACATACAAGACGCTGGAATCGGCGCGGGGGCAGCGCGATAGCATCATGCCATGGAACTGCGGCAAGAACGGCCGTCACTTTGAGCCGAAGGGGAAGTCATGATCACCGGACAAACCAGCCTGCTCGCATACTTATCTGTGCGCGACGACGGCACGGTCGCCAACCAGCAAGCCAAGATCCTCGCCCTGTTGCGCACGATCCCGGCGACGGCGTTATCCCGGCTCGACATTGCGAACCTGACCGGCATACGCCTGTCTAGCGTCTGCGCGAGAGTTGCCGAGCTGCGCGCCGAGGGCCACGTCATCGAGCCAGGGACGCAACGATGCCCGCACACAAATAAAACCGTCAAGGTAATCCAAGCCGCCCCCGATCTGCTTTCCGCCCCGCTCCACTGACCAAGGAACCGCTATGCAAGTATGCACCGCACACGAAAGCTCGCTTGGCCGGCTCACCCTTCGCACTCCTAAGCCGGAAGACGACAGTCGCGCGCCGATGTTTCGCTCGATGGACGCGGCATTGTCCTTCGCATACACCTGGCGCGCGCGGCCCGGCGTCAAGATCGGGCAGATTGGGGAATACACCGGACCTGACGGCGCCGCCCTGCTGCTATCGGTCCACGAGAAGAAAGCACAGGCGCAATACGTGCATGACGTCATTGAATCGCACCTCTCGCTCGATCAGCGCGCCCTGCTGGATGCCACCTATGGCGGAGAGCGCGGAGAGCGTCACGCGGGCGTTGAGCGGCTTGTATGCCTGCTCGAAGGAGCGCACCGCAATCGCACGATGGTTCGCATGCTCGTCGCGCGAGAGTTCGTGTTTGGGGAAAGCTATTGCTGGAGCCTGAATCGCATTGCGCGCGAGTGCGCCATCCACCCGCAGACAGTCGCGCGCGCTGCGGCCAAGGTGGCGCCAGCAATCGCGGATTTACGCAAGTCAGCGCACGAGAAGTTACGGCCAGCGTTCGAGCGCAGATCGTGGGTTCCGCGTGAGGCAGAAACGCAACAGTGATTCTCCGCTTGCGCTACGGATACTACTTTGGTATCGTTCAACTCATCGACACACCAACGCAGTATTCGTAGCCAAATAACAAGGACGGAATCATGCCACACGTACCGCAGTTAGTTTCCCGCACGCAAGCATACGGCAATTGGCTGTTCGACCGGGATCTCGAAGCAGCCGACAACGCAGCACTGGCCGCAGAAGATCGCCGCGAGCAGGTCGAGAGCGAGGTCACGTTCGACGACCTGATGGAACTGCTGGTCGAGCTGACCGGCCCGCAACGCGAGTCGTTCATGAGCGCTCTGGCGCGTGGCAACAAAGACGACCTGCATACGATTCACACGCTGCTGACCGATGCGAAGGAAGTCATCGTTAAGCGCCGCCTGGCTGGAGGTGAGTGATGAGCGATATTCAAATAACGAAAGGTCCGTGGGAAGTCTGCTTTGACCATCCCGACGAAGATACCCGAGCAAGTCTCGCATTCATTCGCCCGCGTGGGGAGGTGTATGGCGGCGAAGAAATAGCGGACATATTTTGTTGCGGAGGCGATACAGAGCGCGAAGCAAATGCAAGGCTGATAGCCGCGGCTCCTGACCTGTACGCAGCACTCGAAGAAATCATCAACACGCCGTGGATCGGCGGTAAAGGCGGCTTCGTGCGTGCCCGCGCTGCTCTGGCTAAAGCAAGGGGCGAGCAATGAGCGAGATCAAGCATACGCCGGGGAAATGGTGGGCGTCAGGGCTTGAAGTTGGGACCGCGCCAATGATGGACGTCAAAATTGCGAGAGTGTCTGGTGCAAATTTTGATGAAGCGAAGGCCAACGCCCGCCTGATCGCCGCCGCGCCGGAACTGCTTGAGGCTCTGAAGGCCACCAATTCAGCCGCACATGAAGCGCTCATAGTCCTACGTGATGTATTGCGCGACGACGCAAGGTTCGACGACCTCATTCGTGCTCTCGATAACGCGACCGATGTGGGGTATGCCGCAATCGCCAAAGCAGAGGGCCAATCATGATTGGGATCAAAGACGGCGGCCCGGCATTTCCGGTTAGCACGCGCGAAGCGGGCGCGCCGAATGAGAGCGCATACGGGCATCAAGACGACTACGACACGTGGCAGTTTGGCGGCATGACACTGCGCGACTACTTCGCGGCTAAGGCGATGCAAGGCCTCATAGCGGCATCAGGGGATTCAAACGGTGTCGTCGATTACGCAGAAAACCCAATAGCTGACAGTGCCTATGCAATGGCCGACGCCATGATCCGGGCGAGAGGTGAATGATGCAAGTCAGCCCCGAAAAGATCATCGACGCAATTGACGCGCTGAAAGCTGCCGCCGACGCGCTGCACGCCAGCGCATCGCACGACATTGCCGCACGCTGCATCGAATCAGCCTCTGCCCTGCAAGCATCCGTACAGATCGCCGGCCAGACGCATCGCACGTTTCACGCGACAGGAGTGCATTGATGAGCGACATAGCAAACAAGCGCGACCTCGCGGCGGCCGTGCATGCTCTGGTTCATACCAATTCGCCTGACATTGATCAGATGCAAAGCGTCAGCAATGCACTTGCGCAAGTTTTTTCCGACATTCTCGGCATAGATGTGACGCTAATCATGCGCGTGGATCGCGCGCAGCTCGCGCAAGCGATGAACAAGGAGCCAGCATGACGCGCCCACGCTGGAAGCAATGGAAGCCTGAAGGATGGCGACTGTGCGATCACGGCTGCGCATTCTGTGGCCGCGACCCATACGAGTACGTCGACATTGGCGTTGGATACCAGGCTGTCGCGGTGAGCTGCTGTGACGAAGGCATAGCGCTATATCAGTACTACGACAAGACGCTGGGCCGCATCGCCAATCTGTTGACCGGCGACAAGCGGCGGGCAGCACGCGGGCGGCGCAGATGGGCGGCCTATCAGGAAACGGTCAACGAGCAAATGGAGCAACAATGAGCCTCGCATATAGAGCAATGATGTTTGCGCGTGAAGCGCACAAGGATCAGGTGCGCAAGTACACCGGCAACCCGTATGTCGACCATCTGGCCGAGGTGGCGGGCATCGTGGCGACGGTCGCGCTAGATACCGATCACG